TCGCCAGTGGTTGGCTTGCCACCCTTGAAATAGGATAATTGCCACAAGCATGAGCGGGCCAACCAATAAAATGTATTTTTCTTTTTTCGTTAAGAACCCAAACATAATGCTTTCTCCTTTTGTCGTCTTTCAATTAAGCCTTTCAGTGGAACGCCGTTTGCATAAATCCATCGTTCAAATTGACCGCACATGGCTTTGCTATATCCTTTCCGTGCCATTTTAAAAAGCGTGCTGTTTTTTAAGTTCCCGCATCCTGCATTAAAGGTAATTGACACTAAGGCATCAAATGCACCTTGCGGCATGGCTTGACCGTTTGCATACGTATTCACACATTTTTCGGCTTGTTTAATTCCCTTTGTAAAGGCATTTGCAATTTCTTCATCTGTATAGACTTTATGTGGAATGACTTTTTCGACTGCATCAGTGGTTCCTAGCCCGAATGTTAATACATCTGCAGGGCAGTTATATGGCACTCTTTGACATCCTTCTGCATTGCCAGTCAATAGCAAGCCTTTTTCTGATGTTCTAATTTCATGCCCGTGTAAAGAGAGTGCCAATCCTACAATCGCCACAACACTGCATGCATATTTCGCTGTTCGTTTAATCATGGTGATGGCTCCGTTGGTTTAATTCTTTTTCTTTTAATTCAAAATCTTTTTTCTTGTAATACCAATTTACAAGGAATGTTGCGACGCCGATCACAATACCTGTTACTGATGCAACGTCTGCCCAATTTACATTTGAAAACATATCCGCAATGCGTCCTATGAAGAAGGCAAATAATCCTGATGTGTAAGACGCTTTTGATGGTGTGTCGTGCATATCAGCTCCAAAGTTGTATAGTGTCACTTGCCACGCTGATCTTTTCTGTGTCAGTTTCTGGCAATATTACTGGTGTTCCGATTGGAATGACGGGTTTATCCATTAAGTGCGGATTTAATTCACACGCAATTTCTAAAAGTCCTTCACTGCGGCCAAAATAGCGATAAAGAATGGCGTCCAAGTTGTCATTTTGTTGTGCGTAAACTTCCATCAAATTAACTCCGCATCGACCCGTCTTTTGCCGATAATGTCGCTAATGGCAAAGCGTGCATCTCGTCTTAATTCGTTGATGCTGTCTTTGAGTAAATCCATTTTCTTTTCGCCATCATTGGTGCTGTCATAGCTTGCGTAACGCTCGTAAAGGTTAGCCAGTGCCAAACAGTTCACCGCGCGTTTATAGCGATAAATCAACACGCTTTCGCCGTTGACTGATGGTGCTGGGATTTGTTCAAGGAAGTGATGTTCGCTTTGTGCTTTGAATGTAGATAATTCATCATTTACACTGGCGATGGCTTCAATCAATGCATCTTGCAAGCGTTGTTCGGTAACTGTGCCGTCTGCACGATATTGATTGCGAAAAGCAGAAAGAGAAATATCAGGGAAAAAATCATCGTTTCTAATAATATCTTCGCCTGATCCGTAATCTTCCAGTTGTTTTTGCACTGCGCCCATTTCATAATCGGGGGCGAGTTTGATTGAGATTGCACCGTCTGACATAAAATCTACCTATAAAAAAGCGGGGTGAGGATAAAGAGCAACAATCAGGAAAAGAGGTAAAGAAACCTGACCGCGCTTTTATCCGCCCCGCGGGTGCGTGGTTTGCTCGTTATCAAATCCGATTATTCATCGGCTTTGCTTAATTTTTTGCGTAATTTTTTAATGTCGCCTTTCACGCCCACTTTCTGATCTAACCCTAAAGCACGTTCAAGGTATTGCAAGGCTTGTTCAGGATTCTTTTCAACCAATAACAAGCCTAATTCACGCAACAATCGCGCACGGCTTTCATCTGGCATGTCATATTCAGCGGTGATGCGTTGTACTTGCTCTAAGTACGACACTTCGAATGGCTGATTGGCGGCTTGTGCGGTTTTTGCTTGGTCGGCAAATTCTTCCGCCAATAATGTGCCAAGTGTTCGTGTGAACGGTTCAGGCAAACGCAAATCATGGAACACGGCATAATCAGCAATCTGCAAGGCAAGGTGATATTCCCCGCAGTCGATTGCCCATACGCAACATGTCATCAATACGTTATCTTGTTTGCCTGTTCCGGCAGATAGCGCCCCTGTAATCCATGGCAGATAATCAGGCAGAATTTGCTTTTTAAATGTGGCTTTGCGTTCTGTCGATTGGATGTTTTTTAAATCCTTTCGATGTCGCGCAAGAATACGGCACATTTTTTCGTATTCCGTGAAGTCGCTTAGATCTTCGGTTTCTGCCGCATTAGCGATAGCGGCAGAAACTTCGAGAAAGTGACGTTTAGTTGGTCGCATTGTGATTACGCGTGAGTTGGTGCATCAAGAATGGTGATGTTTTTCGCCATCGCCACGGCTTCGTAGTTTTCAACTACATAAGCTTCATTGGATGACAAGTAATCTTCCACACGGTTGCGTTCCGGCACGTCTTTTAAGTGACGGCGCATACGTTCGTCTTGCACATAGATTGACAAGTTGTCAAGTGATGTCACTAACACAGTGCCTTTCGGGAAGAATGGCACAGTTACGGCTTGTAATCCGCCAACTCGGTTTTGGCTGACTACAACACCGCCCGCTGCTTGTTCACTTGGTTTTGATTGGTTGATAAGCGGGAAGTATTTGTCCGCTAATAAATCGCTACCCATAATCGCTACAAGTTTTGTGTCGTCACGGTATTGGTCAGGGATGAAATCTTCTTTCAGTGCATAAACTAATGCATCAAGATTTTTATATTCTTTGCCTGCACCGATTTCGATTTTGCCTGTACCGCTTTTCGCTTCTTTCATTACGCGCGCAGTTGCTTTATCTTCGATTTGTTTCAACCAGCCTTTGTTCACATCTTGCAATAATGGATTTGATGTGCGGTTGGTTGTTGCTGCCACGCTTGTGCCGTTCCAGCCGATCATGATGCGGTCTAATGCAATGCGTTCTGCTTTAAGCTTGCCAACACGTGCCGCAAAGTCAGGGAATTTTGCCCAACTGTCTAATGTTGCATAGTTTAAATGCGTGTCAAAGTTGGTTTGTTCGCAAGAATATACGTTTTCTTGCAAGCTGTGGATGTCCGTGGTTTCACGTGCTTTGGTGTTGGTATCTGTGCGGCTTGCAACTGGTGAAAGTACGCCTAAACGCAATGCAGAACCTTTCATATCTTGCACCATCACAACGTTGATGCGTTTTAAGAAATCAGAGCTTTCAAGCACTGCGTTTTCAAGTTTTTGTTGAATGGTTGGTTCGACAGTGAATTGTCCGCCATTCGCAACGAATGCCACATCTTCGCCGTTATCTTGTGCAACGCCTGCAATGTAAGCTTGGAATTTTTGTTGAGTAAATTTATTCATTTGGTTTTTTCCTAAGATAAATTAAAAGAAGCGGCCGTCAGTTTCAGGTTCTTCACCATAAACTAATGGGCGGGAGTTTTCGGCTTGTGCCGGCTTTTGTTTGAGTTCTTCAAACGTGGCATGGATTTCTTCATTGCTCGCTTTCATTTCTTCAATTTCGGCTTGTTGATTTTCCAAATCACCGTGAAGTGCGGTCAATTTTTCCATGATTTCCTTTTGTTGTTCGGCTAAAAGCTCAATGGCACTGGATTGATCTGAAAAGCGTTCATCATCTGATTTTTCTTTTTTCGCAAATAACGCTTTGATTTTTTCCAACACAGATGGGCTTTTTTCTGCTTCTTCAACAAATTCCAATTCCGTTTCAACGGCAGCAGTGAAAATGTTGTCCGCTTTTAACTTGCGGGCATTTAAGCCATTGTGCGAGAAACTTAACATTTCTGTGCCTAAGCTTGCCGGATTATCCGTAACGGCTAAACCGACCAAGTATGCCTTGCCCGTATCGGCAAAATTGGTGTCAATTTCAACGGACGTGTAAACCTTTTGCCCGTCTTTGTTTAAGGCAATGAGTGCGTCAGTTGGTTGAAGTTCTGCTAAAAGCTGTAATTTGCCATCTTCACGTTCTTCTGCTTTCACTGCTAAGACGTCACCAAAGCAGTGAGCATTGGCAAGTTCAGGGAGATAGACAGAAAATTTGATGTGGTCAAGGTTGATGCGTGCGCCGTAGGTGTTTTTTGGATCGTAACTTTCGGCCATTTCTTCAATCCAGTTGCGCTGAATTGTGCGACCGTCAGTTGTTGCACCTTCGGTTGCGACAACGACCCATTTAGATTTTTTTGCCATTGGTTGTCCTTTCTGTGGTTGGTTTGGCTCAAAGATTGCCATTATTCTGAAAGGTTTAATTTTTGCGGTCTATGGGTTGTTTTTGTTGCTTTTCTGTTCACAGGTGAGCTGTAAAGACTAACGGCAAGCCCCTTTCTATTATGCGGTTGTAAATTGAAAGGATTATGAATGGACGAACAAGTTATTAATCAAGCTTCGCCCGATGTAACGGCGGAAATAAAAAGAAAAGCACAACAGATGTATTTTAGCGGTTATAAAATCGCTGAAATTGCTCGTCAGCTTGATATTGCTGCGTCCACGATTTCCAGTTGGAAAGATCGCGAAAAATGGGATGATGTTGCCCCTGTTGGTCGGGTTGAATTAGCCCTTGAAACAAGATTGAATTTGCTGATTGCCAAAGAAGAAAAAAGCGGGTCGGACTATAAAGAAATTGATTTGCTTGGTCGTCAAATGGAACGCATGGCGAGAGTGAAAAAATATTCTTTCGGTGATGGCAATGAAGTGGATTTAAATCCGAAACTTGCCAATCGAAACAAAGGCGAACGGAAGAAAGCAGAACAAAATGCCATTGATCAGGAACAAGAAGAATTACTGATTAATGGCTTTCTTGATGGGATGTTTAATTATCAGCGTGTTTGGCATAAAGCAAAAGAAAACCGCATCAGAAATATTTTAAAAAGCCGACAAATCGGGGCGACTTACTATTTCGCCCATGAAGCCTTTATTGATGCATTGATGACCGGACACAATCAAATCTTTTTGTCTGCCAGTAAAAAACAAGCCCTGCAGTTTCGCTCTTACATTGTGAACTATGCCAAGCAAACGGCAGACGTGGACTTAAAAGGCGAAACCATCAAATTGCCAAATGGGGCAGAATTGATTTTTCTTGGCACGAACTCCGCCACAGCTCAATCGTATCATGGCAACTTATATTTTGATGAAGTGTTTTGGGTGCCAAAGTTTGATGTGATGCGTAAAGTGGCATCAGGTATGGCAGCGCAAAAGATGTATCGCCAAACGTATTTTTCAACGCCAACCACGATTGCGCATCCTGCTTATGCGTTTTTCTCTGGTAAAGCATTTAATAAAAATCGGGCCAAGGCGGACAAAGTTGAAATTGACATTTCGCATGAGAATTTAAAAAGCGGAAAACTTTGTGCCGACCGCCAATGGAAGCAGATTGTTAGCATTTATGATGCGATGGAAGGCGGGTGCAATCTATTCAACATTGACGACCTGATCGCAGAAAACAGCAAAGAAGAATTTGAACAGTTGTTTTTATGCCAGTTTGCGGATGATAACACGTCGGCGTTTAAATTTGCCGACTTGCAACTTTGCCAAGTGGACAGCTTAGAAGAATGGCACGATTACAAGCCATTTTATCAACGCCCATTTGGTAATCGTGAAGTGTGGTTAGGTTATGACCCCGCCTTTACTGGCGACCGTGCAGCGTTAGCGATCATCGCTCCGCCTAAAGTGGAAGGCGGTGATTATCGTGTTTTGCATTGGCAAACATTTCACGGCATGGATTATGAAGCGCAAGCGAGCAGAATTAAAAGTTTCTGTGATGATTACAATGTCACCCGCATTGTGATTGATAAAACTGGGATGGGTTCAGGCGTATTCCAAGAAGTTAAAAAATTCTATCCAATGGCAATCGGTCTTGATTACAACGCCGATTTAAAAAATGAGATGGTATTAAAAACACAAAACTTAATTCAGAAACGCCGTCTTAAATTTGATGGTAACGAAATCATCACCAGTTTTATGACAGTCAAAAAACGTATTACCGGAACAGGGAAGATTACTTATGTATCTGACCGTTCAGAAGATGCAAGCCACGGCGACTTATCATGGGCAATTATGAACTGCATTTTAAATGTGCCTTATGGTTTAAACGGCGATGTGTCAAGTAACCAACCAACCATTTTCACTTTTGAATAGGATTACCAAATGAGCAAAAAAACAAAAAAATCAACCGCACTTTCTACGGGGAATCAAGCACAGGCGTTTAGCTTTGGTGAACCTATTCCCGTGCTTGACCGTGCAGAAGTATTGAATTATTTCGAAAGCGTGTTGATGTATGAGAAATATTACAACCCGCCAATTAATTTAAGTTATCTTGCCAAAGCCTTAAATGCATCTGCACATCATAACAGTGCGATCACGGTGAAGAAAAACATTTTGCTTTCTACCTGTAAAACGACCGCACTTTTACCACGCACGCAGTTAGAAAAACTGGTGCAAGATTATTTAGTGTTTGGTAATGCTTACCTTGAAAAAGTTGAAAACACATTCGGAAAAGTGATTGCATTAAAATCACCCCTTGCAAAATATATGCGCGTGGGCGTGAAGAAAGGCGTTTATTATCAGATTGTGAATGGTTTTGATGAATACGAATTCCCGAAAGATGCGGTGTTTAATCTGATCAATCCTGATGTGAACCAAGAAATTTATGGTGTGCCGGAATATTTAGCGGCATTACAATCAGCTTTCTTAAATGAAAGTGCGACATTGTTCCGTCGCAAATATTATTTGAACGGTGCGCATGCGGGTTCGATTATCTATATGACGGACCCAACGCAAAACAAAGACGACATTGAAGCGATTAAAACACAAATCCGTCAAACAAAAGGCACTGGCAACTTTAAGAATTTATTCGTGTATATTCCAAACGGCAAGAAAGACGGCATGCAAGTCATTCCATTGTCTGATGCAGTGGCAAAAGATGACTTCTTAAATATTAAAAATGCAAGCCGTGATGATGTATTGGCGGCCCATCGTGTGCCACCGCAATTAATGGGTATTGTGCCTAATAACACAGGCGGTTTTGGTGACGTAGAGAAAGCAACGCGAGTATTTTTTATCAATGAGATCATCCCATTGCAAGAACGCTTGAAAGAGATTAACAGTTGGGTAGGGGAAGAAGTGATCACATTCTCCGAATACAAATTACTACAATAGATCCTTTTCAAAATAAACAGCCCGCAGAAATGCGGGTTTTTTATTTCTCAAATAGCCGTTTTTATCTTGTATAGTATTAATACCGCCCCAGTTTATTATATCAAATCAATCAACAAAACAAACGTTAAAGCCCTGTTTTACCCCGATTTTTCGCCCAAATGCACGCATGAAAAATCGCAGTCAAACCCTCGCCACGCCCGCACAGTAAATGTGTGTCTTTCAACGCAATTTTAGATCCTTTACAAACCCTTTTCAGATCTAACGCCTTTCAGATCCTTTTAATCAGATCCTTTAACGCAAAATAACGCAAACAATTGCAAATTTTGATGTTATAATCTCGGCAAAATTAGGCTAAATAACGTCTGAATTGGCGTCCTGTTTTTTTATTGTAGTAAGCTTGGTAGTAAGCTATTTTTAACTATTTAATATATCTTTTAAAAACAAAGCGATATTTATCTAGATCAGCTTTCGCCAGCTCCACCACAAAATAAACCTATCAAGTCCTATGAAAGACTTTAAAGCCTTGAAAATAATGACTTCAAGGCTTTTTTATTACGTTTTTAACGTCTATCAAACTCTCGAATTTGAGTAGTACGTTAAATAGTTGGCGCTTATTGATTGGTTAAATTGTTGCATTAGTAAAGTGCTTAGTAATCGGTAAATTATCAGCTAAAGGAGAAAAAATGAATATTTTATTATTAGACGGTGGAAAAGATTTCGGCCATTCACATGGTGAGTTAAACCATACACTTCACAAAAAAGCGAAAGAAGTTTTGACCGCACTTGGACACAATGTAAAAGAAACCGTGATTGATGCCGGCTATGATGTTGAAGCAGAAATCGAAAAA